TTGGTAAAGTAGATAGGGAGTATCATGAGTTCAAGCGTTCTGCTCAGAAGGAAGTAAATTATCTTGTGAAGGAATTTGAGTGCAAGAAAGCCGCAGATTCTTATGCTCGTGCGACTACTGCTCGTACCGGTGTTCTGGATTGCAGCAAACTCCATTCCTACAAATACAATGAGGATCTTTTCCGTAAGGTAACTACCCTTGCAAATGGAAAGAATCATGGTCTAGTATTTGTTTTGGATTGGTCGGGATCTATGGCTCAGGTTATGATGGATACTCTGAAACAACTTTATAACCTGATGTGGTTCTGTAAGAAAGTTACGATTCCCTTTGAGGTTTACGCATTTACTAATGAGTGGCGTCGTTATGACTATGATGAAAATCATCGCCCCAAAGCTTTGGATCCTCATTATCAAAAGAAACATGGATTGATTCATGTTGATGAAACTTTTTCTCTTATGAATCTGTTTACTAGTAAAGTAAACAATCGTGTTCTTGAGGAACAGATGATTAACATTTTCAGGATTGCAAAGGAGTTTCGTTACAATTATAATGATGCGCCTGAGTATACTCATCCACATCGTTTGTCTCTTTCTGGAACTCCTTTGAATGAATCTCTGATTGCTTTGCATCAAATTCTCCCCAAATTTCAACGAGAAAATAAACTTCAAAAAGTTCAGTGTGTGGTTCTGACTGATGGTGAAGCTTCTCCACTAAAATTTCACAAGGAATTCAGTGGTCGTTTTGTTGGTGGAACTGATCAACCCTATATTGGTTTGAATTCTATTGGCATGAACACTATTCTTCGTGATCGCAAAGTGGGCTGCACTTATAAGATTGAAGGAGATTATGTTTCATTTACTGATACTCTTCTTCTCAATCTTCGGGACAAGTTTACCGATGTAAACTTTATTGGTATTCGTGTTCTTGAGAGTCGTGACGCTGGAAGTTTCATTCGTCGTTATTATGAATCTTCTGACTTTTCAACTGGTTATTATCAAACCAATAAAGAATACTCTGCAATCATGGAGGATTGGAAAAAGAACAAATCGTTCTCAATCAAAAAATCTGGGTATCATGTATACTTTGGACTTTCTGGTTCTGCTCTTTCAAATGAGACGGAGTTTGAAGTTTCGGATGATGCAAGTAAAACTCAGATCCGATCTGCGTTTGTTAAGTCATTGAAGTGTAAAAAAATGAATAAGAAAGTTCTTGGAGAGTTTATTGAACTTGTTGCGTAGGAGGGGAAACCCTCCTTTTTTACTAAATACTTAAAAAGTATTTGTAGAAATGAATTTACAAGAATTACAAGAGGCTTACAATCAAGTACATCAACTTGATGAAGCGGAAGGTTCTTATGGACAAACTCCAAAAGCAACCTCTGAATATGGGAAACTTGCTAACAAAAGAAGAGAAAAACCAGCAAGTGAGTATTCGGAAAGAGGTGAAAAAACTAAAAAAGTAAAATCTGCAGAAAAACACCACTACAGAACTCTTAATCCCGATGCAGGTAATAAAGGTAAGAAATCGACCAAACCTTCTGCCTGGTCTGGTAAAAGAAGTGGAATGACCCAAAAGGATAGAGATGAGGCAAGAGGTGGTGATGAATACGGACATACTGGATATGACCCAGATTTTGATGGAGGCCCAAGTGCTCCTGGTGGAAAACCAAAGGGTAAAAAGGCAGAAAGACAGAAGAAAACTGGTGTAAGTGCTGAGAGTTTTAATGCCTATGAATCAGTTCTTTCTTATCTTATTGATGAAGGATTTGCTTCAACTGAGGAATTTGCAGATAAGATTATTCTGAATATGAGTGAATCCTGGTTTGAAGAGATTATGGAAGCACGTAGAATGGATAAAGAAGGTGTAGATCGTGGAGATTCACTTCGTGCCTCCCGTAAAGAAAGATCAGAAAAATCTTTGGAAGCTGTAAAAAAGGGTGAAGAAAGAAAAGTAAAGGTATCTAAAAAGTATGGTATTCCTGTGTCTGACAAAGATACGATGGAAAAGAAAGCTCATAAGAGAGATTTTCCTGGATCTAGACAAGAACCAAAAGTAAAGGGAGAAAAGGAAACTCCCGAGGAAACTCATAACAGAAGAGTGAATCGTCAGGTTGATAGAGTTATTAAACATGGACATACTAAGAAAGAGAAGGAATCGAACAAAGGAATATATTCTTCTAGATTTGACTGAGGCCAATTCGACAACTGGCACAGGGGGGTTTCCAACCCCCTTTTTTTGTCGTATTATAGCCTCAGTTGAAAAACACATCACATCATGCCCCGTCTCCAAATGAACGACGATCAAATCCTGGAAGGTCTTAAATCTACCTATGGTTCTGATATCACTTCTGGTGATGTCAAAGCCTATTGTGCAATGAATAATCTTTCTTATCCTACAGTTACTCGCCGTCTTGAGAGTTTTAAAACTGCTCGTGGTCGTTGGAATTTGGAAGTGACTCAAGAACGTGTAGAAGAGATTGAGCGTTCATTTAATAATGTTTCTGTTCTCCCTGAAACTCATCAAAATTTGATTCCCGCAAAAGATGATACCTTCGTCAAGTTTGGTAACTTTAACGATATTAAGAAAATTATTCAGTCCCGTCTTTTTTATCCTACGTTCATTACGGGTCTTTCGGGTAATGGTAAAACGTTCGGTGTGGAACAAGTTTGTGCTCAACTTGGTCGGGAACTGATCCGTGTCAACATTACAATTGAAACTGATGAAGATGATCTCATTGGTGGATTCCGCCTGGTCAACGGCGAAACTGCTTGGCATAATGGTCCTGTGATTGAGGCACTGGAGCGTGGTGCGATTCTTCTTCTCGATGAGATTGACCTTGCTTCCAACAAGATTCTTTGCCTTCAATCCATCCTTGAAGGTAAGGGCGTCTTCCTCAAGAAAATTGGTCGTTTTGTGAAACCTGCTGCTGGATTCAACGTTGTTGCCACTGCAAACACCAAAGGTAAGGGTTCTGATGATGGTCGTTTCATTGGCACTAATGTTCTGAACGAAGCTTTCCTTGAGCGTTTCCCTGTGACTTTTGAACAGGAGTATCCTTCTGTTGCAAATGAAGTTAAGATTCTTGAGAAAGTTGCTAAGAATCTTGGTGTGGATGATTCCAATTTCTGCAAGCGTCTTGCTGATTGGGCTGATATCATTCGTAAGACCTTCTATGATGGTGGTATTGAGGAAATTATCAGCACCCGTCGTCTGGTCCATATCATCCGTGCCTACAGCATCTTCAATGACAAGGCAAAGGCAATTCAAGTTTGTGTGAATCGCTTTGACGATGAGACCAAGCAATCTTTCCTGGAACTTTATGATAAAGTAGATGCTGATTTCAAAATGCCTTCTGAAGGTGGTGAGCACGTAACTTACGACCTTGACCAACCCGCTCCTTTCTGATATAATTGGGGGAGGTAAAACTATGACCTCCCCTTTATTATGGACGAACATCCTTATTCTATGAATGAATTCACCTTGACTGATGGTGGATCTGGAACACTTAATTTGACAAAAACACCCGTTATGAGCGAACCCAAAAACAATCTCTGGAAATATAACGAAGATAAAATTCTGAAAGATATTCAGGATTATGTGACCAGTACTTATGGTAGTCATTATTGTGGGCACAATGAAGCCTACAAAGACATTCAAACGATTGATTTGATGGCTGCAAAGGATCTTGCGCCTGGATTTTGTCAGTCAAATATCTTGAAATATGGTAGTCGTTATGGTGATAAAGATGGTCGTAACAAACGCGATCTTCTGAAAGTCATTCATTACGCAATGCTTTTGCTTCACTTTGACGGGCATTATTCCCGCAAAGATAATGGCCTTACTGAATTCCGTTGATCATGAAACTCAAAGACAACACTATGAAACTCTCTGAAAAAACTCTCTCCCTTCTCAAGAACTTCTCTGGTATTAACCAGTCAATTCTTTTCAAGAAAGGTAACAAACTTCGCACTATTTCTGTAATGAAGAACATTCTTGCGGAAGTGGAAGTTGAAGAGGAATTTGAACGCGACTTCGGCATTTATGATCTGAACCAGTTCCTGAATGCAATGTCTCTCTATCAGAATCCTCAACTGAAATTCGCTAACGATAGTTATGTGGGAATCAGTGAAGGTAATGCACGATCTAAGTATTTCTTTGCAGATCCGGCAGTGATTGTGACTCCTCCAGACAAATCCATCTCTCTTCCTTCTGAGGATGTCTGTTTTGAACTGAATACTCAACAACTGGATAAACTCCTCAAGGCTGCAGCAGTTTATGGTGTCCCCGACCTTTCTGTGGTTGGTGAAGCAGGTGTTGTGAAACTGGTTGTCCGTGACAAGAAGAATGATACTTCTAACGAATATTCGTTGGTTGTTGGTGAGACCACTGGTACTTTTGTTCTGAACTTTAAGGTTGAGAATATTAAGATTCTTCCTGGTTCTTATGAGGTTGTCATCTCCAAGAAACTCCTGTCTCGTTTCCAATCGGAAGATAAGAATCTTACATATTACATTGCTTTGGAACCCGACTCCACCTATGATGAGTGAGGTAACTCACCTTTATTATGAACATCTTTGTGACTTCTCCCTGGCCCGCTGAAAGTGCCGTTTGTCTTCCCGATAAACATATTGTCAAGATGCCTCTAGAGTGTTGTCAAATGCTCTCGATTGTGGCATCTGAGAAATGGGGTCGCAATTACGGCACTCTCCCTAAGGCGGATGGAACCCCCTACAAGACCGATAAAGGAGCATTCCGCAATCACCCCTGCACCAAATGGGCAATGGATAGTATCCACAATGCCTACTGGTTGATTAAGTGGGGAATGAATCTTGCAGATGAATATGCACTGCGGTACAATAAAACTCATTCCTGTTATAAAACTCTTGTGGATGCATATTACTTGTTTCCCAAGGGTAAGATTACAGAAGTGACTCCATTTGCTCGTGCAATGCCAGAAGAGTGGAAATTTGATGATAGTATTGATACCTTTACTGCTTATAAAAGGTACATTGCTTCTAAACCTTGGGTGAAGGATAATTACCTTCGTATGCCCGAACGTAAACCTGATTGGATTTGATTATGAGTCGTGATGAATTTCTGTGGGTAGAAAAATATCGCCCACGCAAAATTGAAGATTGTATTCTCCCAGATGCAAATAAAAAGACCTTTTTGGAGTTTCTAAATAACAAAGAAATTCCAAACCTGATGCTTGCTGGTCCTGCAGGTTGTGGAAAAACCACAGTTGCGAAAGCTCTATGTGAAGAATTGGGAGTAGATTATTATGTCATCAATGGATCTGATGAAGGACGATTTCTGGACACGGTACGGAACCAAGCAAAGAACTTTGCTTCGACCGTCTCACTTTCTGCAGGTGATGCAAAACACAAAGTCATCATCATTGATGAGGCTGACAACACAACCCACGATGTACAACTCCTTCTACGGGCTAATATTGAGGCGTTTTATAACAACTGCCGATTCATCTTCACATGTAACTACAAAAACAAAATCATCGAACCTCTCCACTCCCGTTGTGCAGTTGTTGAGTTCAACATCAAAGGGAAAGAAAAAACCCAGTTGGCAGGATCCTTCTTCAAGCGTATACAGAACATCCTGGATGCGGAAGGTGTACAATACGATCCTAAAGTCCTTGCAGAACTCATCAACAAACACTTCCCCGATTGGAGACGAGTCCTAAATGAGTGTCAAAGGTATTCTGCGGGTGGAAAAATTGATTCAGCTATTCTTGCAGAATTTTCTGATGTAAATGTCAATGATCTGGTTAAAAACCTTAAAGAAAAGAACTTCGTTGAAGTACGTAAGTGGGTCGTCAATAATTTGGACAATGATTCTGGTGTACTTTTGCGTCGCATCTATGATGCTCTTTATAGTACCCTTGAAAGTTCTTCCATTCCTGCTGCTGTGCTCATTATTGCTAAGTATCAGTATCAGGTGGCCTTCGTTGCCGATCAAGAAATTAATCTTCTGGCGGCGTTAACTGAAATTATGGTGGAGTGTAATTTTAAATGATTAATGTAAAACTGTTTCGAATTTCTACTGGTGAAGAAGTGGTTGCAGAACTTGTTTCTGAAACAGATACCTCCATCACCTTAAAAAATGGTCTTGTTGTTCTTCCTACCCCACAAGGCGGTGTTGGATTTGCTCCATGGACTCCTGTAATTGATAAAGATAATCCCGAAGTTCAAGTGTCTAAAAACTTCGTGGTTTATATTGCAGATGTTGATAGTCAAGTCAAAAACAAGTATAATGAAATTTATGGGAGTAAACTCGTAACTCCTACTGAAAAGAAACTGATTCTGTGATATGCAACTAGAACTTGATGATGCAATTTATGCAGCAGACCAATTTATTGATTACTTCTCTAATATGGGAAGGATTGATGAGTATCTGCGTAATATTAAACTTGAAAGAATGAGTCAAATACCTTCATCTATTTTGGGTTTGGGCCCAGAAGATGATATGTTTGATGCGTTTGATATGCACCCACAGGACATGAACTTCAAAGTTTATCCTGCAGGAGAGAAGGGTGGATTTACAAATGAATACTTTAATGAAAGATTGCAGATCACTACTTCTCATGCGATTGAGGATAGTATTCCTGGTAAATCTTTGAAATGGATTGTCCAAGAAACCAATACACAAAAGATTGTTGGATTCTGTAGATTTGGTTCTCCCACAATTAACTCCAAACCTCGTAACGATTGGCTTGGACAAACTCCAGAGTTGTCTAGGTTCAATCGTCATGCAATCATGGGATTCATTATTGTTCCTACTCAACCCTTTGGATTTAATTATCTTGGAGGTAAACTCCTTGCACTTCTTTGTTGTTCTCATACTGCTCGTGAAACATTAAATAAGAAGTATGGTGCAGACATTTGTTCTTTTGAGACAACTTCTCTTTATGGTTCTACCAAAGCCTCATCTCAGTATGATGGTTTGAAACCTTATATGAGGTATAAGGGTCTTACTCAGAGTGATTTCACTCCTCTGCTCCATGATGAAATCTTTCAGGAGTTAAACAAATGGTTCATTCAAAGGAACAACAATCAGGGATTGGTGAAGGAGGACGCATCCAGTCGGAAACTCAAGACTCAACAACGAATGATCTCGATCATCAAAAAAAGCTTACCTTCTCAAAAGGTTGTGGAGTTCCAGACTGCGATTGCAAATGCAAAAAATCTGACTGAACAGAAAAGATTTTATATTTCCGACTATGGTTTTGAGAATGCTCGTGAAGTCATTCTCGGACAGGAAGAAGTATTGCGTCCAGGTCAGAATTATGACAAGTTTCACTTTGATCATCTTGTGAATTGGTGGAAGAAGAAAGCTTCCAATCGTTATGAGAATCTAAAGTCCGAAGGTCGTCTTCGTATTGAATTAGAGACCTGGAATAAGAATCCAGAGAGTATAGATATTATTAGGTAATTTATTTTGAGTATGGAAAACCTTTTTAAACTTGGTGAAAGGTCATTTTTTAATGGATATCAACTCTTTGA